CAAAGGTATACTCATGGAACTTAACTCTGTTATCAGAGGATGGTTCCGCGAGGTGCCTGACTTGTCACAATTCTGTCCAAAACATGGACCAGGATCGATGGCTGGAGCGGTAGGCAGACCTCCGGTCTCCGCGAAATACGCTGCAATGCGAAAAGATCTTCGTCTTTCGTATATGCAGAAGTATATCGGGGACCTGTCTGAATTCTCTCCGACCCTTCTTAACGAAGGGCTGGAGCGATGTTCAGAATTGGTTTGTGTACCGAAATCCATGATCACTAATAGAACTATTAGTAAGGAGCCTCCCTCATTGCAGTATTTTCAGCAAGGAGTTATGGGTCTTCTAATGGATTATGTCTCGACGCATCGAGATCTAAGTCAACACATCTCTTTCTCTGACCAAGAGAAATCGAGTAATTTGGCTCGCGTGGGATCACTTTTCGGTGATTATGCCACGATAGATCTCAGTAATGCGTCGGACTCGGTGTCGCTTGACATAGTCAAAGCGGCATTCCGCGGCACGTGGGTTCTCCCACTACTCATCTGTACTCGCTCTGACAGCACTATGCTGCCAGACAAGAGTCAGCTACGCTTAAAGAAATTTGCTCCAATGGGGAGTGCAGTTTGCTTCCCTGTTGAAACAATAATCTTTGCCGCGTGTTGCGAAATAGTTAAGAGGCGTGACGGCAAACACGGAGGTAAATACCGCGTGTTTGGCGATGACATCGTAATCAGCGAGAACTTGACAGAATCATTGTTACAGATTCTGAGTGCATGTAACTTTAAAGTTAACATGACCAAGTCCTTTTGGGGTACTGTACTCCTTAATTTCCGTGAGGCATGCGGAGGCGAATTCTTCAATGGTGAAGAAGTTACGCCGATGCGCGTCTCTCGAAAATTCAGGTACATTACTCGGTTTACGAATCAAAGCGCAGATGGCATCTCATCCTATATTTCTTTTGCTAATCAAGCATTAGAAAAGGGATGCTTGCAACTACGTTCGGAGATACTACGACACCTTGAAGAGCACATGC